AGGAAATCGGAACAGATACCGATTGGAAAATTCTTATGACAAGTGATGATGTGGAATCAACGAATACCACAAAAATAGGAATAAAAACAAATGGAACACTTTGGTCTTGGGGACCAGCTAATGGAACAGGTCTATTAGGACACGGTGATATATCAGCTCGTAGTATACCAACACAGGTTGGAACCGATACTAATTGGTCCACTCTCACACAAATTGTTAATAATAATATAACCGCCGTAAAAACAAATGGAACATTATGGGGTTGGGGATCTAACGGTTCAGGACAGTTAGGATTGGGTGATACAATAAATCGTTCATCCCCCACACAAGTAGGAACTTTATCAACATGGGTATCTGCATCACAGTATTCGGTGATAACTCATTACATAAAAAGATATACTTAAATTTGCTTATTACGTATAAAATTTGTATATTAGATAATAGTGTATAACATAAAAAAGGTTTTGTATTATGAATGCTAAAGAACTTCATCCGTTAGATATTGCATTAGGTCATGTAATAAATGGTGAACCCCATATAAGTGAAAAAATACTTCGAGAACAATCTCAAGATGATTTGCGTGTTCTATTTAATTTAGGATGGCACGAAATGCGCCATGGTAATCTTAAAAAAGGTTTTGAACATCTTAATTATGGTAGATTTATTAACACTTTTGGTCTACCCCCTCTTCCTGGAACAATATGGAAAGATGAGCCACTTGAAAATAAAACACTTCTTTTTCGATGTGAAGGTGGATTTGGTGATCAAATAATGAATTTTCGTTTTGCTAAACGTTTTCAAGAGATGGGTGCTAGAGTTTTAGTATCATGTGCTTCAGAATTAAAACCATTATTTTCTCGTCATGGTTTTATTTGTGTTGATAATGAAGTTATTATGTGTGCCCATTATGATTATTGGGTTCCTGCAATGTCTGCACCTTATATTTTAGGTTTGGAATTTGAAGATTTAGACGGTTCACCATTTATTTCACCAACAGAACCGAGAAAATTATTTTCAAAGCCAGGTAATCTTAAAGTCGGTATTCGTTGGAGTGGTTCACCGGAATTTGAAGATGAACAACACCGTAGGTTTCCACCAGAATTGATGATAAACTTGCATGATATACCAAACACAACATTTTATTCACTTCAGCGTGACGAAAATCTTATTGATGGTCTTCCATTTGGTGATATGCGTGAACAAATGAAGACTTGGGATGAAACTGCTAACATAATTGCAGGTTGTGATATTATCATTTCATCATGCACATCAGTTGCTCACCTATCGGCTGCTATGGGTAAACCAACTTGGATAGTAACACCTATCATGCCTTACTATACTTGGGTTGTTCCCGGTAATACTTCTCGTTGGTATGATAGTGTTAGACTGTTTAGACAAGAAAAATATGGTGAATGGGAAGATCCTTTCCAAAAAATCCGTGAAGAACTTACCAAATTAGCAGAAGGACACGGAAAATGATAGACCACTACTACTATAAAATTCACGGTTGGTTTGTTCAAGAAAATTTATTTACACAAATGGTATTATCATGTAACGATACAGACGAATATCATTTCGTAGAGATAGGAAGTTGGAAGGGCAAATCATCAACATACATGGGTGTTGAGATAATCAACAGCGGAAAGAGAATAAAATTTGATTGTGTTGATACATGGGAAGGTTCATCCGAACATTTGAATCCTGAAAATGTTTCATACGAACCATTATTAAAAATTCCAAATGGACTTTACAATGAGTTTATTAAAAATATAGAACCCGTAAAGTCTGTAATCAATCCTATTCGTATGCCATCAATTGAGGCATCGAAATTATATGAAGACAATAGTTTGGACTTTGTGTTTATTGACGGTGCACACGATTACTTTAATGTAAAACAAGACATTGAACATTGGCTACCAAAAGTTAAAGTTGGTGGTTATATTGCAGGTGATGATTATGTGTGGCCTCCAATCAATATGGCAGTAAAAGAAATCTTTAATGAAAAACAAATAACAAGTATTAGGTCAGCCGCTTATCAAGGAGCAGAACAAACATGGTTAGTTCAAAAAAGTTAAGTATAGATATTGTTCTACGGACACATAGTTTTATAGATATTCATGCAAATCCAACACCGAGATATTGTGGAGTTGATAAAACTACATTAGTTCTTAAATGTGTTAAGTCATTAGTTCAGTCAGCAGAAAATTATGATGGGAAAATACACTTTGTTTGGTTTGATGACCACTCATCCCAAAAATTGATTGATGCCTTACACGAAATTTTCAAAACATCAAAACATACTTATGAGTTTAATCCTTTAGAATTACGCGGATGGAATGTATCTGGACATGCACAATTTGATAGAGGTCGTTCATCTACTGCAGATTTAGTTTATTTTGTTGAAGATGATTACTTACATTATCCAAGTGCTATTGTTGAAATGGTAAATTCTTATGAAAAGTTCAAAGCAAATTTAGGCGGTGAAGTTGCAATACACCCATACGATGATCCAGATAATTACTTACCACTTTTCATAGATGAAACTAGAATTGTATTAGGTAAAAATAGACACTGGAGAACAAACAAGTATTCCACATTCACTTTCATGTGTAATCCTAAAATAGTCCGTAAATTCTGGAGTAGATTTTATACATGTGCAACCGAATACATGACAGAATGGGGTGAAGAAAATGGAATACAAGAAGGAACTACTATAAATCATATTTGGCGTTGGGAAGTTACGTTGTTTACACCAATTCCGTCACTTGCTCTTCATATGGGTTATGAAAGACAGTTGGATCCTTATATTGATTGGAAGAAATTGTGGTATTCCATTGTATAATGATATTTATTTATATCTCATTTAATAAACAAAGGAATTGTAAATGAAATACGCTTATGTAGAAGATGGTGTTGTAAAAGAAAGTAATAGGGTATTGCCTATAAACTGGAAAAATGTTTCAAATTTTAATTTATTAGATGAAACCACATTAAAATCGTATGGATGGTTTCCATATAGGTTTGAACCTGCAACAATTCCGTCAAATTGCATCGGTAACGGTAGTAGTTTTGAAATTACCGATGATGAAGTTATTGAAACACAACTATACAGAGAAAAATCTCAATCAGAAATAGATAGTGAACTAAATAGTCTTTGGTCTAACATCCGTTATCGTAGAAATGTTGAATTAAAAGAATGTGATTGGACACAGATACCAGATAGTCCTTTATCAGAAGAATTAAAAGTAGAATGGAAAACATATCGCCAGGCATTACGAGATATAACATTACAAACCGATCCATATAATATAATTTGGCCAACAATACCTGGAACACCAAGTGAATAACAAAATAAATAAATTGATTAAAGAGATGAACCTTGCCATATTTAATGAGAATGATTTGGTGGATAAGGATATTCTTGTTATTTATCCTGGTAAGTTTCAACCTATGGCCATTTATCATAGAGAAGAATATGATAGAATTTGCCGTAAGTTTGATAAAGATAATGTTTTTATTGTTACCGATGATATTACGGATCCAATAGAAAGACCTTTAACATTTGATGAAAAGACTGCAATAATGCGTCGTCATAATGTTAAACATATTGTAAAATCAAACACCCCGTTTCATGCTACAGATGTGATAGAACAATTTGATAATGATAGCACGATTGTAATTTATGCAGTTGATAAAGATGATGCATCAAAATTAAAAGATTACAAACGATTGATGCGATGGAATGGTGGTAGTCAGTTACCGTATAAAGATATTCAAAATCCGTATGTTTATTATATGATAGTCAATCATGTTCGTTATGATATACCAAGTTTTGGCGAAATGGGATCAAAGAGTATTTTTACTGCCTTAGCTGACAGAAGTGCAAAATTGTCTGAATTGAAATCTCGTTTTATTTCTATATTCGGTTGGTTTGATGCTGATATATTTAATATGGTTGTTTCCAAGTTTAACACAAAACGTGGAAAAATGAAAGAGGATAAATCTAATAAAAAAGATTTGAGACCTATGCATATGATAACAAGAAAATTTTGGAACAAAGTTTACAAAGAAATAATAAAATAAAAGGTTATGTTATGGATATTAAAATTGAAAGTCTGGATGATGTCAAAAAACTTCTTGCAGGAGAACATGATAGTCAGAATAAAATTTCTGTTGGATTTGATGGTGATAGAAAACCAGATGATATAACAAGAAAAGTTGGTGATAGGTGGTTTGATGAAAATGGAAATGAGTGGGAACAAAAAGAAGGGTATAGAATAAAATTGGGGAAAGAATGGCAACAAGAATTAAGAGATTATCTTCGTTCATTTCCAAACTGCAGAAAAGAAACCTGCACTTGTAATATGCCAAAAAGATTAGACGAAAAAATGCGCCGTATTCATGGTATGTGTTTTGATTGTGTGATTGATATGGAACATAAAATTCGTCTTGAAGGAAAATGGGATGAATACGAAAAAAGAAAAGTTAAAGAAAATGCTATTGCTTGGTTAAGTGATGCTGAAAAAGATAAAAATGTAATCGCTAGAGAATTATCACAATTAGAATTTACAAATGATTTTGGTGATATTGAAGAATGGAAGACACCATTTAACAAAGATGAAATGTTACAAAAAATAGAGAATGAGTTTGATGAATTTAGAAAAAATTTCATTGAACAATTGGAAAGGGATTTAGGAGAAAGGGGTGAAGAAATATAACCCTATGTCAGAAACATTACGAGGAATTGGTGGTGAAATATCATCAAAGAGAGTAATGATGTTTTTTTCTTTCCTTGTTATGATATTTATGGCAGTATTATCAACCTTTTATGAAAAGAAAATAGAACAATTTATATTTGATGGATTTCTTTACATAGTAGTTGGTAGCCTTTTTTCAGTTGCTTCTGAGCAATTTGCTGGAAAATTCAAAAGAATGGATAGAGACGAATACTATTCAGATTATGATCAACAAGATATTATTGATGAACCACCAAAAAGAAATCGGAGAAATTTATGAAATCGGTGATTGTTGAAAGAGCTGTACCTACAAACAAAAAACTTTACAACAGTATTAAGTCTAGAATTAAAA